GTCACGGAGTGACAGCTGGGGAGCTTGACTCCCCAGCTATAGATTACCAATTTCTTGGGTTATCTGGATCTTCGTATTCGACCAGCTTATCCACCAGAGTATATGGTATCTGGTGAGCATCTAACGCCTTGAGTAGTTCTGGCATTTCGCAGTCTTCCTCGAGGGCGATAAATTCGCCTTTTGGTGATATGAAAGAGAACGGAAACTGTCTTTCATTTAGTCTTATCTTGGGTAGAAGATCTCTCTTCACGATAGCCCACCCGTGGGCTGGGTCTTGAATGTAAGGTATATTTAACATTTTATTTCCTTCCGTTAGAGTGATGGGTGGACGTTTCCGTCCACCCTAGGAGTTATTCCGATTTCTCGATCTTCGCAACTTTGAAGCTCATTTTTTTACCTTTCGATAAATAATTCTGAGTATCAATTTTACGAACACCATTGTAGTCTTCAGACGTTGTGACTACTGTAATATACATATAGTCTTTACGTTGTTTTCTGGTAACTTTAATGTCTGTTACCCTCGTGACAGTTAATTCACTCATTTTCAAACTCCTTGAGTAAATGAAGGTCTACTTTTTGTTCCCTTCTTATATTATAAATATACACGATATAGGATATTCTGCGAACAAATAATTTGCTACACATGACCGTTGGGGTGGGCGAGCCTGCGATCTCGGGTGGAGTACCAACGGTCATATAAAATGTCGAGGGAGCTTTCGCTCCCCCTTTCTATTCTATCCACTCGTCTTTGTTCCAATCAAACTGACCTTCGGCAGCTTGAAGATTGTCTAAGATACCTTCAAGAACATCTTGTTGATCTTCGTTATCTGACCAATCTGTGTCGTCCATAACTTCTTCAAGTATTGCTCTGGCTTCACAAATTAAGTTGCCAACTTTTTCAAGATCTTTATTAAACATAACTAACTCCTTTTTTGTTGTTGTTTATATTATAAATATACATAACTATTGACTTGTTGTCTGAACTATTTTGGTTACACATGACCGTTGGGGTGGGTTTGCGTACTAGGGTGGGGTAACTAAATGAAAAAGCAAAATAACTTTTATACTACATACACCCCCACCCCCTATATACGACAGGCAGGGTAACTAATAGCATCATCTATTACAAGCATTGATATTTTCATTCAGATATATTATTGTTCGGGCATGAACTTTGAAGCTCTACCAAAAGAAGTGTTACAGGAAGTCCTGTTACTGGAAGAACAACGCAAGCGTCTTGAAACTCGTGAAGAAGCTCAAACTAAATTTTTATCCTATGCTAAACATGTATATGAGGGGTTTATTGAGGGCAGACATCATAGAATCATAGCCGAAAAACTCGAGGACATTGCATCGGGTAACTTGAAGCGTTTGATAATCAACATGCCACCTAGACACTCGAAGTCAGAATTAGCGTCATATTTAATGCCTTCGTGGTTCTTGGGCCGTAATCCTAAATTAAAAATAATACAGGCTACCATGAACACGGAACTTGCTGTAAGATTCGGAAGGAAAGTCCGTGATCTCATTGCCGATCCCATTTATGCAGAGATCTTTCCCAAGACGGACTTGAAACAGGATAGCCAAGCGGCAGGTCGTTGGGAGACCAGTCAAGGCGGGGAATATTTTGCTGCGGGGGTGGGTGCTGCAATGACAGGTCGAGGTGCGGATTTATTAATCATTGACGATCCGCACTCGGAACAAGATGCATTGTCCACGGTTGCTTATGATAATACTTACGAGTGGTACACATCAGGACCGAGACAGAGATTACAACCGGGGGGAACCATCATCATTGTGCAAACGAGATGGTCAAAGAAAGATTTGACTGGTCGTTTAATTCAGAATATGGCGATGGATACTATGGCAGATCAATGGGAGGTTATAGAATTCCCAGCGATATTACCGAATGATAAACCTTTGTGGCCCGAGTTTTGGGAAGTTGATGAACTATTAAAGGTCAAGGCTTCACTGTCCCCGGTCAAGTGGAACGCACAGTGGCAACAAAATCCGACATCGGAAGCTGTTGCAATGATCAAGAGAGATTGGTGGCAGTGTTGGGAGAGATCAGATACGCCAAGATTAGATTATATAATTCAGAGTTATGATACGGCTTACAGTAAAAAAGAGAGTGCTGACTTTAGTGCGATTACAACTTGGGGTGTGTTTGAGCCGAGAGAAAATGGCGATCAGCATTTAATAATGTTAGATGCACAAAAGGGTAGATGGAATTTTCCAGAATTAAAAGAGATTGCGATAGAGCAAAATAATTACTGGGAGCCTGACATGATGTTGATTGAGGCGAAAGCGAGTGGACAACCTTTGGCAGATGAATTAAGATTGTTAAATCTTCCTGTTACTACGTTTAGTCCTGGTAGACGAAAAGGTGGTGGCGGTGTAGATAAGACTATGAGAATGCATATAGTATCGCCTATATTCGAATCGGGCAAAGTATGGTATCCTGATGGAGAGAAGTTTGCAGAAGACGTTATTGAAGAGGTTGCATCTTTTCCGAATGGAGAGCATGATGATTATTGTGATAGTATGACTATGGCATTGATGCGTTTTAGGCAGGGTGGTTTTATAGATTTAAAAGGCGAAGAGATTCCAGAGGACTGGTATCCAAGAAGAGCAAGGGAATATTATTAGTGTCAGGTTTTGGTGAATTAATAAAACAGGGTCTTAAATCTGCTGGAAAGGCTATGGTTAAGAAAGGTAGCACTGTTAGTTCTAAGAAGATAGATAATGGCGTTGTTGAAAAAGTCAACCCTTACGCAAAAACTATTACTATACAATCCAAGGATGGAAAATTAAGAGAGACTGTAAAAGCTGAAGAAGTTACAGTGCAACCTGTTAGAAGAAGAACGAGAGACGAGAGTGTTTTTCTTAAGCCAGATGAGGCTTACACTCCAAGGAACATTGAAGATATTCCAAAAAATGAATTAGCTGGTATGTCTGATGGTGAAATAAGAAGACGTTTGATAGCTTCAGATCTGCAAAGTTATGACGATTTAGTAAGATTTGCGGGATCAGATAGCGATATTGATAAACGCCTTAGAAGGATATCTTATAATCAAGTTCCAGGGTTGAGAAAAACAGCAGAACAAAGAAAAGAACAAGCAAACAAGTTTAGACAGGCTAAACAAGAAGCAGCCGAAGCAAAACGAGTACAAGAATTAGAAGAACAGAAAGTTGCTAGAGCAGCAGCGAAAGATGCCGAAGAAATAAAAAGACGTAGACAAGCACCTAACCCAAACGATCCAGCATTTAAAGGACCTATGGGGTTAGATATGCAAAAGTTTTTAACTGCTCGTAAGAACTATGAAACAAATAGTGTAAAACCAGCACTCAAGAATGATCCCAACGCAACATTTTGGAAAAGAGGTGGATCAGTGAACACAAAGAAAAAACAATATAGAACTGTTACAAACAGATTTTCAGATAGAATGTTACCAAATAAAAAACGAACCACGAGGATATACTAATGGCAACAGAACCTAGACAAATCGCAGGAATGGTGGAACCATCTATGGGAGCAGGTGGACCATCGATGGTGGACGATGATGCACAGATCGAAGTCGCTGTAGAAGAGGATATGGATCAACTGCCCGAGGGCATTGAAATGGCTGGTGAGGAAGAAGTTGAGGTTGAAGCAGAAGCCTATGACCACACAGCCAACCTTGCAGAAGTTCTCGATGAATCAGTCTTAGGAGAATTAGCTTCAGATATACAAGATAAGTTTCGTGAAGATCTTGAATCTAGAGCAGATTGGGAAGAGGCGATTGCCAAAGGTTTGGGATTACTTGGTATAAATTATGAAGATAGAAATGATCCGTTTTTAGGTGCTAGTGGTGTTACACATCCATTATTGTCTGAAGCGGTGACCCAGTTCCAAGCACAGGCTTACAAAGAAATGTTACCAAGTGGCGGTCCTGTAAAGACCCAGATCCTTGGTGCACCGACCAAGGTTACTGAAGATCAAGCACAGCGTGTAAAAGATTTTATGAATTATCAGATAACAGAGGTTATGGAAGAATATGATGCTGATACAGATCAGATGCTATTTTATTTGCCTTTAACTGGTTCTACTTTCAAAAAAGTTTATTTTGATGAGACTAAGAAAAGAGCAGTGTCCAAGTTTGTACCAGCAGAAGATTTAGTGGTTCCTTATTCTGCATCTGATTTAATGACAGCAGAGAGGGTTACACATGTTGTTACAATGTCATATAATGATGTTAGAAAACTACAAGTAGCAGGAGTTTACAGAGATGTTGAATTATCTGAAATCAGCGATGGAGAAGATGAAGGAGCTATCCAAGAGCGTGCTGATGAGTTGTTGGGACTACGCCCAAATTATTCTGATGACTCTTACACCTTATTGGAATGCCATGTGGACTTGGATCTGGAAGGTTTTGAAGACTTGGATATGGAGGGGAATCCTTCGGGGATTATGCTCCCTTATATTGTTACCGTTGATCAAAATTCTGGAAAAGTGTTATCAGTGGTTAGAAACTTTAGAGAGCAAGACCCACTAAAAAGAAAAAGACAATATTTTGTACATTTTAAATTTTTACC